AATATGCCGCCCCGCCATACCAAGTCAGAGTTCGCATCTTTTCTCTTTCCCTCTTGGTTCTTGGGAAAATTCCCGCACAAGAAGATCATTCAGACCGCCCACACGGCGGAATTGTCCGTGGGTTTTGGTCGTAAGGTCAGGAACTTGGTCAACACGGCTCCTTACCAGCGTATCTTTCCCACAAAGTTATCCACAGACAGCAAGGCGGCAGGGCGCTGGAATACAAACAAGGGCGGTGACTACTTTGCTATTGGTGTCGGTGGCGCTGTAACCGGCAAGGGCGCTGATGTTTTGATCATTGATGACCCGCATTCCGAGCAGGAAGCCATGCAAAACGACCCGAAGGTGTACGACAGGGTCTATGAATGGTACGGCTCAGGCCCTCGACAGCGTCTTCAACCCGGCGGAGCCATCATTATTGTGATGACACGCTGGTCAAAGAAGGATTTGACGGGCCAAGTCATTGCAAATTCCATCAAAAGAGACGGCGATGACTGGGAAATTATTGAATTCCCCGCATTAATGCCGTCCGGAGCCCCTCTTTGGCCTGAATTTTGGTCACAAGAAGAGCTTGAGGCCATCAAAGCAGAGATTCCAGTCTCAAAATGGGAGGCTCAGTACCAACAAAACCCAACATCCGAGGGCGGTGCGCTGATTAAGCGGGAAATGTGGAAGATTTGGGACAAAGATCACCCGCCGCAGTGTGAATACACCATCCAAAGCTGGGATACAGCCTTTGAAAAGCACAATCGGGCCGACTATTCAGCCTGTACCACATGGGGAGTGTTTAAACATCCCAATGAAAAGGGCGTTGAACAGCCAAACATCATTCTGCTGGATGCGTTTAAAGACCGCATGGAGTTCCCCGAACTCAAAGCCAAGGCGTTTGAGATGTACAACGAATGGGAGCCCGACACTTTATTGATCGAAAAGAAGGCGGCTGGAGCGCCGCTGATCTATGAAATGCGACGCACTGGTATACCCTTACAAGAGTTCACGCCAAGCAAAGGCAATGATAAGATAGCCCGTGTAAACGCAATATCTGACATATTTGCGTCCGGCTTTGTCTGGTGTCCAGACAGACGCTGGGCTGAAGAGGTCATGGAGGAGTGTGCTTCGTTCCCCAACGGAGATCACGACGACTTAGTTGACTCAACCAGTCAGGCGCTGTTAAGGTTCCGGCAGGGCGGCTTTCTTCGTTTAAACACGGATGACGAGGAAGACTTTGTCCCACGCCGAAGGAAAGCGGCCTACTACTGAGGAACCTCATGATTGAAAAAAGTTTATCCCAAGCGCCAGCAGGACTTGGCTCCCTCGAAGAGGAAGATGGCCCAACCATTGAAATTGAAATTATCAGTGAGGACGAGGATGCTTCCGTGGAGGATATGCCGGAGCAACCAGACATTCCTTTTGATGCCAACCTTGTTGACTACATCAGCCCCAAAGAGCTTTCAACTATTGCGTCGGATTTGGCGAGCGACATTGATGATGACATAGCCTCACGCAAAGATTGGATGCAAACCTATGTAGACGGTCTTGAACTTTTAGGCATGAAGATTGAAGAGCGATCAGAGCCTTGGGAAGGCGCTTGCGGCGTTTACCACCCTTTGCTTTCAGAGGCGCTGGTCAAGTTTCAAGCAGAAACCATCATGGCAACATTTCCTGCCGCTGGGCCAGTCAAAACCCAGATCATTGGCAAAGAAACGCCAGACAAAAAAGAAGCCTCAACTCGTGTTCAAGACGACATGAATTACCAGCTAACGGATGTAATGACAGAGTACCGTCCGGAGCATGAGCGAATGATTTGGGGATTGGGCCTTTCCGGAAATGCATTCAAGAAGGTTTATTTTGATCCAGCCTTAAATCGTCAGACATCCATCTTTGTTCCCGCCGAAGACATCATCGTCCCCTACGGCGCATCCTCCCTCCAAACCTCCCCCCGTGTCACTCATGTGATGCGTAAGACAAAAAACGAGCTTGCTCGCCTGATCCATCAGGGTTTCTACGCCGACGAGGAGCTTGGCGAGCCACGAAACAATCTTGATGAGGTAGAGAAAAAGATTGCCGAGAAGATGGGTTTCAAAGCGACCACAGATGACAGGTACAAAATCTATGAAAGTCACATTGACCTCGACATCCCCGGATTTGAAGACTGCGACGAAAACGGAGAGCCAACTGGCATTGCACTCCCCTACGTCGTCACAATGGACAAAGAAACCCAGACTGTGCTGGCTGTGCGACGCAACTGGAGGCCAGAAGATGAAACAGAACAAAAACGTGACCACTTCGTCCACTATGGCTACGTCCCCGGATTTGGCTTCTACTACTTCGGCCTGATCCATCTGATCGGCGCATTTGCCAAGTCAGGTACATCACTGATTCGCCAATTGGTTGACGCTGGCACATTGAGCAACCTACCCGGCGGATTTAAAACCAAGGGGATGAGAGTCAAGGGCGATGACACCCCAATATCACCCGGAGAGTGGCGAGATGCAGACATTGCATCCGGCACATTAAAAGACAACTTGTTGCCTTTGCCGTACAAAGAGCCAAGCCAAGTTTTGATGATGTTGCTGGAAAACATTGTCGAAGAAGGGCGTAGGGCCGCAGGCTCAGGTGATTTAAACGTCGCTGATATGTCTGCCAACGCCCCGGTGGGCTCAACTCTTGCTTTGCTGGAACGCACCCTTAAGGTCATGTCCGCCGTGCAGGCTCGCATCCACTACTCAATGAAACAAGAGCTTGGATTGTTGCGAGACATCATTCGTGACTACACGCCGGAAGAATACTCCTATGACCCAGAGGAAGGCGACCGCTCAGCCAAGAAGTCTGACTACGACTGCTGTGAGGTAATCCCCGTCTCCGACCCTAATGCCGCCACGATGGCGCAGAAGATTGTTCAGTATCAGGCTGTTTTGCAGTTGGCTCAGGGAGCGCCCGGTATCTACAATATGCCTCAGCTACATCGCCAGATGCTGGATGTTTTGGGTATTCGTAACGCCCAAAAACTGATCCCGCTGGAAGACGACCAGAAGCCTCGTGACCCACTGACCGAAAACATGAATGCCATGATGAGCAAGCCGCTCAAGGCGTTTATTTATCAGGATCATGAGTCGCATATTGCCTCTCACATGAACTTCCTGCAAGACCCCAAAACGGCGGCTATTGTGGGTCAAAGCCCAAATGCCCAGCAGATCACGGCTGGCCTGCAAGCGCACATTGCAGAGCATTTTGGGTTCCAGTATCGCCAGCAGATTGAACAGCAGATTGGTGCGCCCTTGCCATACTTTGGCTCAGATGACGACGATAACTCCCTGCCGCCAGAGTACGAAGTGCAAATTTCTCGCTTGGTCGCCCAAGCCAGCCAGCAGTTGCTTCAGAAAAACCAAGCAGATGCCGCTCAACAGCAGGCTCAACAGCAACAGCAAGACCCCATCATCCAAATGCAGATGCAGGAATTGCAACTCAAAGGCCAAGAAATCCAGCGCAAATCAGCCAAAGATCAAGCAGAAACAGCCCTCAAACAGGCTCAATTGCAGGTCGAACAGTCAAAATTGGAGATGCAAGGCAACCTCGAAGGCCACAAATTGGGAGTCAAAATTGCCCACGACAAGGCAAGTTTGGCCCAAAAACAGCAGGCAGAACAAGACAAAGCAAATCTCAGCGGTCACCGATTGGGCTTCGATATGGCCTCAACCAAAGACCGTTTAAACAGAGACACGTTGTTTAAACTGCATGATGCAAAAACCGCCGCCGCTCAGGCGCAACAGCCAACAGAACCGACGACAGGTGAATGATGGATAACTTTGACGTAATCATGAAGAACATCGACGAAAAAGTTCTTCAGTTGCGAGATTTTGTAGCTACAGGAAACGTAAACGACCTGTCAGAGTACAAGAAAGCGTGTGGTCAGATTCAAGGTCTGCTGACTGCCCGTGAATTCGTATTAGACCAAAAGCAAAAAATGGAGAAATTCAATGACTGACGAAATCGGTTCGACCGCCGGTGAAGTAGTGACTCTGGTACAGCCCGAAACCAACGAAAGAAAGGCAACACAACTCCCAACTCCCTCCGGATACCGCATTCTTTGCGCCATTCCAGAGCAGGAGAAAGAGTATGAGAGCGGCATCATCAAGGCCGAACTCACAGTGCATAACGAGGAATTGCTGACCACCGTGCTGTTTGTGGTTCGGCTAGGCCCCGACTGCTACAAAGATGAAAAACGCTTCCCTAATGGCCCTTGGTGCAAGGAAGGTGACTTCATTCTTGTTCGCCCACACGCTGGTACACGGCTTGTGATCCACGGCAAAGAATTCCGCATCATCAACGACGACTCAGTTGAAGGTACTGTGGAAGACCCTCGTGGCATTAAACGCAAATAAGGAGGACACCATGCCCGGAAAAGAAGACGAATACAAATTCCCCGATGAGGTTGACAAGGATAGCGTCGAGATTGAAATCGTAGACGATACCCCCGAGCAAGATCGTGGGAAAACACCATCAGACCCCAAGTTCGTAGAAGAGCTTGACAAAGACGAGCTGGATGAATATTCAGCCGCCGCAAAGCAAAAAATTGCTGGCTTTAAGAAGGTTTACCACGATGAACGAAGGGCGAAAGAAGCCGCCGACCGTGAGCGTGAGGAGGCCATTACTGTTGCAAAACGGCTACTTGAAGAAAACAAAACCCTCAAGAGTCGTGTAAACAACACCGAGTCGTTTGCAATCAGCTCCATCAAAACAAATGCCCACGCCGCCTTGGAAAAAGCCAAGCGAGACTACCGTGAGGCATATGAATCAGGAGATACCGACAAGATCATTGAGGCCCAAGAGGCAATCACTGATGCCAAGATGTCGATTGCGAACGCCGAGCGGGCTGAGGAGAATTTTAAGAGCCAGCCTGTTCAAGACGAAGAAATTGTGGTACAAACGCCCCAACGGTTTAAGCAACCGCCCCGTGATCTCAAGTTTGAAAAATGGCGAGAGCGCAACTCTTGGCTAGATACAGACCCCGAAATGAGAGCATTGGCAATGGGTTTGCACGAAAAACTCGTAGCTGAAAACGGTGCTGGTTATGCGACAACCGACGAATACTACAGACGCATTGACGCAACGATGCGTAAAAGATTCCCCGAAAATTTTGGGGATGACGAAGAGACGGAAGTCGAAATCTATTCCAAACCTCCCGCTCGACCGAAACCGAGCGTAGTCGTAGCTCCTGCGACACGAAGCACGGCTTCAAAAAAAATGAAGCTGAAGCCATCCCAAATAGCTCTCGCCAAGAAGCTGGGGATTTCGCCTGAGCAATATGGCAAAGAAGTTTTAAAACTGGAGATTTGAAATGACAAAGACTGAAATAAACCGTTTGAGCCGTGATGTGGATACGAGAGTAACCTTCGAGCGTCCTAAGCAGTGGATGCCCGCAGAACTCCTTCCTGAGCCTGATAAAGAGCCGGGCTATGCATATCGCTGGATTCGTGTCTCCACTCTGGGGAACGCAGACGCTCGCAACATTTCAAAACATTTGCGAGAAGGACTGGAGCCCGTCAGAGTTGAAGAGCAACCGAAATTTTCACTGTTAATCGATCCCAACAGTCGTTTCAAAGACAACATTGAGATCGGTGGGTTGTTACTTTGCAAGTATCCAACTGAGTTTGCTCAGCAACGCCGGGAGTTTTTCGACCGACAGACGCAAGCCCAGAAGGATGGTGTAGATAACACTTTCATGCGCCAGAACGATGTGCGGATGCCCCTCTTTAGAGAGGTTCGCTCTTCATCTAGTTTTGGCAAAGGTTTCTAAACTTTTTGGAGTTTTTTCATGGCATATCCTACCGTTGCAGGCCCTTACGGGTTTCAACCGATCAATCTGATCGGCGGTCAGGTGTTCGCTGGTTCTACTCGCTATATCCCCATTGCTTCAGGCTCTGGCACTTCCATTTTTTATGGTGATGTCGTTCGTCTGAATACTGGTGGCACTTTGAGTCGAGCCGCTACGGGCACTACCTCCGCTACTGATGCGATTGGCGTTTTCTTGGGCTGTTCTTATACAAACCCATCAACCAGCCAAAAAATCTTCACTCAATACTGGCCCGGCGCTACTGTAGCTTCCGACGCTGTTGGTATTGTTGCTGACGATCCCAACACTCTGTACAAAGTTGCTGTGCTGTCTAGTTCGACGGCTGTCAGTGGCTTGACCCGTGCGGCTGTTGGTCAAAACGTGGCCTTTTATTTGACCGCTGGTAGCACAGTCTCCGGCGACTCTAAAGAAGGTGTGTACAACTCGACTGGTTCAACCACAACTTTGCCTTTCCGCATTGTTGATGTGGTTCCTGAAACAGTCAACGCTTCTGGCTCTTATACGGAAGTGATCGTGAAGTTTAACTTCGGCGTTCACACCTATCAGTCTGCCACGAACGTCGCTACCGCCGCTTAAAGGAGCAACTAAATGGCTATTTCTCGTGCCCAACTACTGAAAGAATTGCTCCCCGGATTGAACGCTTTGTTCGGTTTGGAGTATTCGTTCTACGGAGAACAGCATAAAGAACTGTTCGAGATCGAAACTTCTGAGCGTTCTTTTGAAGAAGAAACCAAGCTGTCAGGCTTCTCTGCCGCTCCTGTCAAGAACGAAGGCCAAGCCATCGCTTATGACAATGCTCAAGAGGCGTTTACAGCACGTTACAACCACGAAACCATTGCTTTGGGTTTCTCGCTGACCGAAGAGGCCATCGAAGACAACTTGTACGACAGCTTGTCTGCTCGCTATACCAAAGCTCTGGCTCGTGCAATGGCTTACACCAAGCAAGTCAAAGCCGCCGCTATTTTGAACAACGGCTTCACCAGCTCTTCCGCCTACTATGGCGGCGATGGTGTACCTCTGTTCTCAACAGCGCACCCTTTGGTTTCTGGTGCAACAAACAGCAATACGCAATCTACCGCCGCCGACTTGAATGAGACTTCTTTGGAAGCCGCTGTCATTCAAATTCAACAGTGGACAGACGAGCGTAACTTGTTGATTGCCGCCAAGCCCAAAAAGCTGATCGTTCCTCCCGGCCTGCAATTCGTTGCAACCCGCCTGTTGGATACTGAACTGCGTGTTGGCACTACCGATAATGACGTCAACGCCATCAAGAACAATGGCTCAGTGTCCGAAGGCTACACCGTGAACAACTACATCACCGATTCCAACTCTTGGTATCTGTTGACTGACGTTCCTAACGGCTTGAAGCATTTCGTTCGTACTCCGCTGGCTAACAGCATGGACGGCGACTTCGATACCGGTAACGTGCGCTACAAGTCCCGTGAGCGTTACAGCTTCGGCTGGTCTGACCCTCTGGGAATTTGGGGTTCACAAGGCGGCTCCTAAACCGTCTGAAAGAAAGGCTCCTTCGGGGGCCTTTTTTTTGCGTTTAAACCTTGTAGAGCGTTTAAATGTGGTGTATAAACGAGGTATCTGGGATTTCACACCTACGCCAACCGCCCCAGCGGACAATGCAATGATGACGTAGGGACTTTTGCATAAAGGAATTATCATGGGATTCGCAACTCACCTTGGCCCTTGGCTGTTAGGCACTGTTAAAAACACAACTGGCACAGTTGCCGGAACCATTCAAAATACTGGCACTACCGCCGTCACGCAGACCAAAAAAGTGGTTTATGACGGTGTTGTTTACACGGCAGACACGGTCACCAACTTATTTACCCTTCCTGCTGGCGCTCAAATTACCAGTATTCACATTGACACTTTGGTGGCTTTTACCGGCTCCACAGCCGCCAACTTGACTCTTGGTACAGCATCCTCAGCGGCTTTGTACTGGGCTTCTACAGACGTTACCGCTCAAGGCCGCTTGGCAAACACCAACGCCGCTACCAAGCTGGCAAATTGGGCTGGAGCCGCTACTACGGCTTCTCCTAACGGCGCTGGCATAGGCTCAACTGATGTGACTGTTGTTGCCACTTTGCGCCCAACAGTCGCCAACGTGACGGTTGGCACTGTTCAGTACACGATTGTGTATTCGGTTGCAGATACCACGGGCGCTCAGTCTCCTTCTTACAGCCAAAACTAATCTGACGGGGAGCTGGGCTCCTTGTTTAAACTAACAGGAGATTGATATGTCTGGTGGATGGATGGTTGTTGAACAAACAACAAACAAATCTTTGCCTATTCAAGGCAAAACTGATAACGGTGCTTCGTCACCATTTTTTACTGCCGCTCCGGGGGCTTCTGATCCAGTAGGCAAAATGCGGATGTCAACTCCGCAATCGCTGATTGATACCGATTTTGAATATGGTCAACAACCCACCAAATGGGAATCAATTGCTCTTCAAAACAATCGTCCAAGTTGCTATTACATTTCTCAACAACCTGTTGCTGTTACGGCGATTGCTGGCACTGCAACGGCTAATCAGCTTGACGTTACATTTACTGGAACAATTGCCAGTGGTGTGCCTATTTACATTCAAAATTCAACCAACTCAACTATCAATGGATGGGGCTGGGTAGAGACGGGTGGAACAGCCACCACAATTACTGTGTTGTTAGCTCCCGGTTCTTCAACCACAACAAATGGAGCGGCTTACTTTAACCCTACGTTGACATATGTATATACAGGATATTTTTACACTGGCGGCGGTATTCAAGTTGCCGCAGGGACATCCGCCGTTGTTGTAACCAGCGCAACCGTAATCACAGTCACCACTGTCAATCCACACGGGCTGGCAAAAGGAAGTTTTGTTTACATTGTTGGAACAACAGGCGGCACAAACGTCAATGGTGCTTACGTTGTAGCGACAACGCCAACAGCCAATACATTTACCGTGACTGCGGCGGCGGCTTCTGGCACTGTAACAACAGTTGCTGGACAGACAAACGTCTATGCTCGCCCCGCTGGTTATGTTGAATCTCGCACCTTTGATGGTGGTGTTGCTTTTTCTGCGGCAACTGCGGCTCCAAACAGCCAATTGATTCGTCAGACTCGCCGCTATTTTCGCTATCAGTCTGGTAAAGCTATTCAGTTTTCAACAGGAACATCTTTGTGTCCAGCGTTGTTTGTAACCAGCTTAACTTCTTCAACTACAACGTCAACAGTAACAACAAGATTTGCCCACAACTTAACGACTAACACAACAATTATTGTTACGGGCGCAGATCAAGCCGCATATAACGGAACATTTACTGTTGCGTCAGTTACAAGTCCAACATCTTTCACTTATACAACCTTAACCACTCCATCTGCCGCTACCGCTACAGGTATAAGTCTGAAGGTTAGCCCAATTAATTGGTATGGTTCAAGCAACCGTATTGGTATGTTTGACCAACAAAATGGATTGTTCTTTGAGTATGATGGTCAAACTTTGTATGCTGTATGGCGCAACAGCGTAACCCAAATCAGTGGAAGTGTTGCTGTAACTCAAGGTCAAAGCGCTGTTACGGGAACTGGTACGCAATTTAGTTCCGATTTAAAACCCGGAGATTTTATTGTAATTCGTGGTCAGACGTATCGTGTTGACACAATTGTAAGTGACACATCGATATACCTGACAACAGAATACCGTGGAGCAACACTTGCCAGTGGCGCTCTTGTTTCCAAAACAATTGATACTCGTATTCCAAGATCGCAATGGGCTGACCCACTGGATGGCACTGGCCCATCTGGATACATTCTTGATTTGACCCGTATGCAGATGTGGTACATCGACTACTCTTGGTATGGCGCTGGTTTTTCTCGTTTTGGCTTGCGTACAGCAAAGGGTCAAATTACTTATATTTATCAGTTCACCAATAACAATCAGCGTTATGAAGCTTATATGCGTTCTGGAAACATGGCGGCTCACTATGAGGCGAACAGTGTCAACCCAATAACGTACATAACTTCTACACTGTCTTCTGCAACTGTTGCTGGCGGCGTAATCAATGTGGCAGACACATCATTGTTTGCTCCGTCTGGAACGGTAAAAGTAAACACAGCATCCCAAACAGGTGCTGTTGAATATATTACCTACACATCAAAAACCGCTACAACATTGGTAATTGGCGCTCGTGGTCAAACTGGCGGGTCTGCGGCAACAACATTCACTTACAGCGCAACGGCTCCCGTCTCTGTGGAGTATTTTGTTCCTGATACTTCTGCGTCTCTTTCGCACTGGGGTTCATCTGTAATCATGGATGGTCGTTTTGATGATGACAAATCTTTGATTTTTAACTACGGAACAACTACCTCAATTGGAACTACAAGCATAAGTCCAATTGTCATCATGGCAATACGCTTGGCTCCGTCCGTGGATAACGGCACTGTTGGCTTGCTTGGAAGAAAAGAAATTATTAACCGAGCGCAATTGCAATTAACCGAATTAGGTTTGTATACCACTGGGACTGGATACCTTATCAACTTGGTGTTAAATGGTTACGCTTCAGGCGCTATGTCAGGTGGATTTGTAACTCCTGCGGTTGGAACTACAGCATACACATCTTCATTTGCTCAAATTGCAATTAACACAAACGCCGTCACCGTAAATGGTGGAGAGTCTGTTGCGGCGGCTTATACGAACGCCACAGGTCAAACAGTTTTGGACTTAAGCAGTGTGCGTGACTTGGGTAACTCAATCCTTGGCGGCGGCACAACAAACACCGTGACAACGTCATATGCTGGTGTTTACCCCGATGGGCCAGATGTCTTGTATGTGGTGGCAACTCCATTAACAACTACAAGCTCAACAATTCTGGCTCGTTTAAGTTGGAAAGAAGCGCAAGCGTAAAACCAAAGAAAGAAATCATGCAACAAGAAGGCGCTTTCAGTTTAGCTGGTCGAAAGATCATGATTGGTATACCATCTTATGACTATAAGGTAGCAACAAAGTGGGCAATCTCATTTGCCCATTTTTGCGTTGAAGCTCAAAAGCACGGAGTTCAAATCCAAGTAGGCAACGTCTCTGGATGTTCTGTTGTTTCTCGTGCCAGAAATTTGATTGCTTATGACTTCTTGGAGTCTGATTGCACTGATCTGATGTTCATTGACGCAGACATCACTTTCAACGCCGAAGATATTTTTCGTTTAATGGCTTGGAACAGCGACCCTGTAAAAGGTATTGTTGCTGGCATTCCAGTGGCTCGCAAAAAAGGTAAGGTCTACATCTCTACTCTTGATGTTGATGAAAACCGCCATGTTCAAATGAATCCAATGGGTCTTGTTCGTGCCTTGCGTGTTGCTACTGCATTTATGATCATCCGCCGTGATGTCTTTACTACATTGCGTGAGGCACACCCTGAGTGGGCGTACATTGATGATCGTTTGCAAGATGGCAAGACACATTCATTCTTTGATTTCAAATCCACGCCAGAAGGCTATGTCGGGGAAGATTACACCTTTTGTGATCGTGCCAGAGAAGCAGGATTTGAGGTTTGGATTGACCCCACCATCAAGCTTGGACACATGGGTATCCATGAGTTTGAAGGCTCCTTTGGCGAGGATTATCTGTACCCAATGCTTCGTCCTCTTGAAGAGGACAAGAAGGTTGCAAATGGCTAAAACTCCAGCATGGCAAAGAACAGAAGGGAAGAATCCGAATGGCGGTTTAAACGCCAAAGGGAGAGCTTCCGCCAAGGCTCAGGGGATGAATTTAAAGCGCCCTCAGCCGGAAGGCGGCAGTCGCAGAGATTCTTTCTGCGCCCGCATGGAGGGAATGAAGAAGAAGCTCACAAGCTCCAAGACCGCAAGCGATCCAGATTCGAGGATTAACAAAAGCCTTCGTGCATGGAATTGCGCTGAAGGCGGGTATGTAACAAAGGCTGATGGTTGCGCCACCAAAGGCAAAACAAAAGGCAGGTTTGTGTAATGGACATCAACACAATTTGGTCGGCTGGACTTTCTGCCCTTTTGGGTGGTTTGTGGTTTTTCATTCGTGAAAAGCTTGAGGATGTAAAGCGCCTTGAGCGCCTTTTAAACATAACCCGTGAGGAGATTGCTCGTGATACAGCTACTAAAGCAGAAGTTGCAAGACTTACTGACCACATTGACCAACGGTTTAACCGCCTTGAAGCAAAGATTGACCAGCTTATCAAAGGGGAAAAGTGATGCCAGCAACAAGTCCTAAGCAAAAAAAATTCATGGATGCCGTGGCTCACAACCCTGCATTTGCAAAAAAAGTTGGTGTTCCTCAATCTGTTGGTGAAGACTTTAGTCAGGCCAGCAAAGGTAAAAAATTTAAAGAAGGTGGTGTTGCTATGAAGAAAACAATGGAAGGCGATAAGTCTGACATGGCCCAAGATAAAGCCATGATTAAGAAAGCGTTTAAACAACACGATATGCAAGAGCATAAAGGCGATTCCGGAACCAAGTTGAAGCTTAAAAAAGGCGGAATGACTATGGCGGCTTTTGAAAAGTCCGGCAAAGATGTTGAGAAGAAGGGCATGAAAGAAGGCTCTAAGGCAGACATGGCTCTGGACAAAAAGCAAATGATGGGCATGGCTCCCGGCATGAAAAAGGGCGGCATGATGAAGTACGCCAAGGGCGGCATGATTACCACCCCAATGGGCAGTGTTCCTTCCGGCGGCAAGCGTGGTCATGGCGAACACACTATCCAGCTTAAAGGCCACACCAAAGCTAAAAACATCAAGATGTGAGGTTGTCATGGCTACAAAAAAACCAATGAAATTTAAAGGCGGCGGCAAAATCAAGCGTTATTACGCAGGAGAAGTCGTCACCGGGGATGACTCATCTCCGTATAGCGATGAAGGCGCACAGAATGTTTACGTTCGAAATGGGGCGATTGATCGAGATACTATTGCCAGAAACACTGCGGCAATGCGCCGTGCGGTTGCAAATGATGAAGAAAGCGTTAGCCCGCTTGCCGCTCGCAATGCTCGGCTCCAAGAAAAAAATACACCAAATTTAAATCCGGGCAGTGCGCTATCTATAGACGATGCACACATGAAAATGCTTGAGGCAAAAAGGGTGGCAAATGAGTTTAATCAAGACACCCGCCAAGATGTTCGTGATGCGCTGAGCGGCAAGCGCCCTCCCGCACAAGAGTTCACGCAACTGGCCCCACGAAAAAGAACATTTCAAGACGATATTAACGATAACGTCGCCAAGGCGCTTAAAACAGGCAAGCCCCCTGTTTCAAATCCTCGTGATCTTGAAGCAACCAAAAGCCGTGGAGAAATTTCTTCATCAACCCCATTTAACGAAATTCCTCGGCCTGCTAGGCTAGGAACTCCCGAATCTGAGGCTCTTGAAGGTTCTCATCCAGAAATGATTCTCAACCCCGCATCATTTGGGATTAAAACTATCGCAACTGGCGCAAAGGCTTTAGCCAACATGGGTGGTCGCAATGCCTTAAAACTTGCTGGAGAGACTGGAGAAGGTATTTTGAGCGCCGCAGGACAGCGTTTAAAGGATTTGTCGCAACTTCGCAATACGATGTTCCCGGGTCGCAATGCGGCTGTAAGCAATCCAAATGCTTGGGCCGCTGGCCCAAAGGGCATGGAAAAAATTGCTGAAGTGGAAGGCAGAGCCGCCGCCGCCGAAGCAAAAGCCGCTCAAGCCGCCGCTAGGAAACAAGCCGCTCAAGCCAGAAAAGATGCTAAAGACCCCGTAATGAATGCAAGGCCGGGAGCAGGTAAAGCCAAGCCGGGCGACTATGCTTATGAGAGTGATGTAGCTCTGTCCCCTATGTATGGCTACAAAAAGGGCGGGGCAGTCAAGAAGTTTGCCAAAGGCGGCTCTGTGAGTTCAGCTTCCAGCCGAGGCGATGGCATTGCAATTCGTGGCAAAACCAAAGGCACTATCTCTAAGATGTCCGGTGGCGGCATGATGAAAGGGCGGAAATGATGTCCAGCCGAGGAATGGGGGACATTGCCCCCTCTAAGATGCCGGTAGCCAAGCGCAAAGCTCGCCGGGATGACACTGCGTTTAAACAATTCAAGGAGGGCGGTGAAGTTTGGAATACGCCCAATCCTGCCAAGAAGCACAAAACGCTGTCACCCGCCAAAAAGGCAAAGGCTAAAGCCGCCGCAAAGGCCGCTGGCAGACCCTATCCAAATTTGATTGACAACATGAGAGCGGCTAAATAATGTCCACCACCAGCGGAACAACCTCATTCAATCTTGATCTCGTCAATTTAGTTGAAGAGGCGTATGAGCGTTGCGGTCAGGAAATGAAAACTGGCTACGACATGAGAACAGCTCGGCGTTCGCTGAACATCATGACCATTGAGTGGGCAAACCGTGGGATTAACTTGTGGACAATTGAGCAGGGCGTTATCCCCATTCTCACCGGACAGGCTTGCTACCCCATCCCCGTGGACACAATTGATCTTTTGGATACCGTGACCCGCACCGGGAACGGGACTCCACAGCAATCCGACATCAATATCAGTCGGATCAGCGAATCCACTTACATGACGATTCCCAATAAGTTGGCGCAAGGTCGTCCAATCCAGTTGTGGATCAACCGTCAGTCAGGCCAATCCAACGCCACCACAGCCACTTTAAACGGCGCAATTTCGGCAACCGATACCACCATCACGGTAAACAATATCTCTGAGCTGACGACCAATGGCTTTGTGTTGATTGATAGCGAAACCATTTATTACCAGTCTGTGGATGGCGATCAGTTGATTAATTGCGCCCGTGGACAAAATGGCACTACTGCCGCATCCCACGCTGACGGCGCAAGCATGACCGTTCAAAATTTGCCAAGTATCAACGTCTATCCAACCGGCGACGGTGGTGGCCCTTACTTGTTTGTTTACTACCGCCTGAGACGCATCCAAGACTCCGGTGCGTCCGGTCAGGTGTATCAAGACATTCCTTTTCGATTTATTCCATGCATGGTGGCTGGCTTGGCCTTTTACCTTTCCCAAAAAATTCCGCAAGCCATGAATGTTCGTGACTTTTTGAAAAATGAATATGAAGAGCAATGGACGCTTGCTTCGACCGAAGACCGAGACAAAGCGCCAGACAGGTACGTCCCGAGGAACTTGATGTATGCCTAATCGTTTTGCTTCTGGCAAATATGCCATAGCGGAATGCGATCGCTGTGGTCAAAGGTATATGTTGAAGCAGTTGAAGAAGCTGACGATCAAAACCAAGCTGACAAACATCTTGGTTTGCCCAGAATGCTGGGAGCCAGATCAGCCTCAATTGCAGTTGGGTATGTACCCGGTGAATGATCCGCAGGGCATTCGCAACCCAAGGCCAGACTTGAGCTACTACGCATCAGGTTTAAACGGTCTACAGGTGCTTGATGGTGCGGCAGGGGCGCTTGGTGGCGGCGGGCCAGACGGCGGTAGTAGGGTTTTCCAATGGGGCTGGAATCCGATTGGTGGCGCTAGGGCAAATGACAATGGGCTAACCCCCAATGATTTGGTTGCCACGGCAAGTTTAAACAGCGTTACAGTACAGGTATAAGGAGAAACATCATGGCTGAATTTGACGGCATCGCCAAAAAAGGCAAAACAGTCGGTAAACAAATGGGTATTGACGGCCCCAAAGTCCCTGTAATGAAGGGCGGTAAAACAAGCGCAGGCGTTACCGGCAAGGCCATGAAGGCCGTTGGTAGAAACATGGCTCGTGCAATGAACCAGAAGCGTTCTGGTCGTGGAGGTTGATATGGGATTTAGCAAAAAAATGATGGGCAAAGAAGTGGGTCAAGCCGCTACATACGCCCCGCCGCATGACATGAAAGGCAAGGGTCTGACTGTCAATCAACTTGAAAAATCACGCAACAAGATGGTTGACCCCAATACCTTGTCTGCCGACAGCAATAATGTTGCCACACCGGCAAGACGAGTAAGCTTGGGTAATCCAAACGCCGATAACACCAAAACCAGCGGCATCAAAATTCGTGGCACAGGTGCGGCAACCAAGGGGACAATGGCTCGTGGGCCAATGTGCTAAGGAATAGGCAGTGAACTATACCGACTTGGTCACCACCATCAAGGGTTACACGGAGAATTCTTTTCCGTTGACTCAAGGCATGACCACGACCATGCAGGTCAACACATTTATCAGAGACGCAGAGATTCGCATCTACAATACGGTGCAAATGCCTCAGTTCAAAAAGAATGTGGAGGGTTCACTGACTTCTGGCAAGCACTATTTAAGCTTGCCTCCCGACTTTTTGGCTGTTTATTCTTTGGCGGTGTTCACAACTCCGTCTCTTGGCGTTATGAGTCCGCAAAGTTTTTTGCTGGACAAGGATGTAAGTTTTATTCGTGAGACGTATCCAGACCCAGCGTACGGCGGTACGCCGCAGTATTACGCCATATTTGGAACTGACTCTAGCGCCCCAATTGAAAAACCTTTCAATCTTTCGTTGATCGTTGGCCCAAGCCCAGATGCGGACTACAAGGTTGAATTGCACTATTACTACTACCCAGAATCCATCACCGTTTCGTCCACTGGAACATCATGGCTCGGAGAGAATTTCGAGACTGTTTTGCTGTACGGATCACTCTTAGAAGCGTATACTTTTATGAAGGGTGAAACGGATGTAATTGCCCAGTATCAGAAACGATACGACGAAGCTTTGGGTCAACTTAAGCGTCTGGGTGATGGTATGGATCGAAGAGATGCATACCGAAACGGTCAAGCAAGTAACCCAGTTAATTAACGGAGATTTTTATGGCAATCACTCAATGCATCCCAACAAGCTTCAAATCAGATATTTTGAGCGCCCAGCAAAACTTCAGCTCGCTGAGTAGCGGCCCCAATACCTACTACATGGCGCTGTATACGTCCTCAGCAACACTTGGCGCAACTACCACTGCTTACACCTCAACCAATGAGGTTGTGGGCACTGGATACACGGCAGGCGGTCAGTCATTGACAATTTCTACAGCGCCAACATCAAGCGGTACGACGGCATATATTTCATTTTCAAACGTCACATGGTCGGCATCAACGATTACAGCTCGTGGCGCAATGATTTATAACTACACCGCATCCGGCAAAAACGCTGTGGCAATTTTTGATTTTGGTAGTGACAAGACTTCAACATCAAGTGCATTCACAATCGTTTTCCCTACCGCTGACGCATCAAATGCTGTTATTCGCATTGCCTGATAGGAGTGCCACATGGCTTTAATTCTTAATGATCGGGTATCAGAAACCACCACAACCACTGGTACGGGTTCTTTTTCCCTTGGTGGCGCTTTAACAGATTTTCAAACATTCAATAATGGCATTGGTGTTGGCAATACAACTTACTATGCTTGCGTTAATACAAACAAAGGCGAATGGGAAGTTGGTCTTGGTACGCTGTCTGGCACAACAACATTACTACGAACAACGCTGATTGACTCCTCTACGGGAGCATTTGTGAATTTCACTTCTGGCACAAAATTAATTTTTTGTACTTATCCTGCATCCAAGTCAATTAATTTGGACGCTACGGGAGTTTTGACAACCTACTCTCAGGGTGCGGCGGCTGGTTCTGGCACGGTGTTAACTCAGTCAATTGCTCAGTTTTTTACTAACCTAAACAACTACACGCAATTCAGTTTACAAAATTTAAACAGCGGCACTCTTGCCTCGTCGGATTTTGTGATAACCGCAGATACGGGTAACGACACCACCAACTACTCAGATATGGGTGTTGCCAGTAGCGGTCACTCAGACTCGTCGTACACAATCATTCTTCCTCTAGATGCCTACTATTACACCAATGGCGGAAATTTGGTGCTAGGTACGCAAACAGTCGGAAAGATTATTAAATTCCATCAGGCCGGTACTCTTACCGCCAACGAAGTTGCTCGTTTTGCCCCAACCTCAAATAATCTTTTGGTTGGTACAACGACAGATGTTGGCTCAAAGATTACCGCAAACGGCACGATTCAATCGCTAACTGGCGGTTTTAAATTTCCAGATAGCTCAGTTCAGACAAGTGCGGCAACCGTGCCAAAAGCCATTACAGGCGGTTTAAATATTGGTTTGCAAACTTTGCCAACAATTAACTCGGTTTCTTTGTCAACGACAAACGGTCAGCAACAAGTTACTTATACAACGGTAACTCCGCATAACTTGCAAGCGCAACAAGTTGTTACTATTTCAGGATCAAGCCCATCGGCATATAACGGAAGTTTTGCAATTCAATACATCAGCGCAACGCAATTTGCCGTGACGTATGCGAGCGCACCCGGGGTTTATGCTTCTGGCGCAACTGCAACGTCGTATTTCCCTGTAAACGGTCAAACATTTACATTTGCAGACGCTTTGGCAACAACCTCAAGCGTCATCAGTATTGTCCCAAGTGCATCTACCGCAAACAGTGCGCTTGGTGGTGATGAGTTGGAAATGGATGGCATCAACGTAGCCGGAAGTTGCACAACTAACGGGACGATCAACGTCTATGTTTCCGCAAACGGGCCAATCGCTGGCATCCGCAATTTCAATTACACCCTCTCTTAAAGGAAAAAAATCATGTCTATCATTCAAACAGCGGCGGCATCTTCTGGCTCCGCAATCGTTGATCCAACATTCCAAGCAATCCGCTTCTCTGAGCGTCCGCCTGAGATTTTGGGTTCATATCAATACGCAATTACCTCTGGCGCATTAACAACTGTTGCCGCTGGTGGTTTGGTTTATTCATTCCGTTTCAACCCCTCCACTACAACCAACTTGCTCATGATTCGTCGTGTTGAAATTGGATTTGCAACAACAACCGCATTTGGTACTGCCCAGTCTTTGCAATATTCCATGCAAATCGCTCGTTCCTTTACTGCTGTTGACTCTGGCGGTACATCTGGTGCGTTTACACAAGCCAACACGGGCAAGTTGCGTACATCAATGCCAACATCACAGATGTCTTTGACTGGCTCAAACATTCAAATTGCAACCACTGCCGCAATGTCTGCTGGTACTCGTACTCTTGATACTCAGCCAATTGCTTATCTGGCTGGCGCATCAACTGCAATTGGTACTGCTTTGACATCAGCACCAATCTACCAGCATCAGTCTGGCGACTACCCTTTGATTTTGGCCTACCAAGAGGGTTTCATCATCAACAACGTCCAAACTATGGGTGCGACTGGCGTGATCAATTTGACCGTTAACGTCGAGTGGATGGAATTGTCTGCTACATCCGGCAACGTGATCGCCTATTGATTAAAACGGGGGCTTGTCCCCCGTCTTTTAAAGGAAGATCATGTTTGGTTACGCCAGTTTTGCGGAAGTACCGTTTGCGTCTTATGGGAGTTCGACGGAGAAATCGTTCGTCTTTTTGACGGGAAACTCAGCAACCGCAATTCTTGGCCCTCTTTCTCTTGGCGCAAATGGATTGCAAGCAACCGCACTTGTCAACAGCGTTATTGCCGCCATCCCTGCGACAGTGGATTTGACCGGAGTTTTGGCAACTGTCTATCTTGGAGACGGCACAACAACGGCGGGAGGCTATGCGCTGGTCTGGGCATTGGTAAACACATCACAACACCCTTAAAGAGCGCCCATGACTACATACACGCAAAATCTTGTCATTAACCTCATAGCCACTGGTGAAGAAACCAATACATGGGGCGAAGTTACCAACAATAATTTTCAATATGGCTTTGAACAAGCTATTGTTGGTAGGGCCACCGTAACATTTGCTGATGCAGATGTAACCATAACCACCAGCACGGATGTGGCTTCAAATCAAACATTCCGTGATTTATATCTTTACTGCACTGGAACAAATACGGCTATCAGGACGTTAAATCTTCCCGCAGGTATTTATAAAAATTACATTATTGATAACAGCATTAGTGGCTCATTTAATTTAAATGTAAAAACAACAGGCGGAGCTGGCTCCAGCATAGCGGTTCCATATGGAAAACGTGTTGTTGTTTATTTAAACGGCGTTGATGTTCTTCAACAAGAAACATATATGCCATCCGGCCTGTCTCTTGGTGTTCCGCTTGCAATTACAGACGGCGGAACAGGCGGAAATACAGCGGCATTGGCAAGATCAAATTTGGGCTTATCCAGTGGAGCTACAACGACCGTTGGAACAATGGCTACCCAAAATGCAAGCAACGTGGCAATAACAGGCGGAACTATCACTGGAATCACCGCCCTAGGCACACCGGCGGGAGGCACAGGACTCTCCTCTTATGCGACTGGTGACACATTGTATTTTTCAGGCGGTCAAGCTTTAAGCAGGCTTACGGCAGGCGTTTCAAAATCTATCATGACATCCACCGGAACGGCTCCGCAGTGGGTTTCGTCGCTTGATGTAACGCAGGGCGGAACTGGATTAAGTTCTTATTCCGCAGGGGATATAAATTATTATGCCTCCGGCTTTTCAATGACCAAGCTGGGGATTGGTACTGTTAACAGCGTACTTACATCTTCTGGCACTGCGCCGCAATGGACTTCCACATTAACGACGGCTCAAGGTGGCACAGGAGTCAGTTCTTACAGCGCAGGCGATATTACATATTATTCAACCGGAACGGCATTAAGCAAAATCAATATTGGCGCTTCTGGCACTGCATTAGTGTCTAGTGGAACGGCTCCAGCTTGGGTTACGCAATATTCAACCGTCACGTTTATCATGGATGGCGGAGGTACAGCCTTAACAGCGGGGGTGAAAGGAACTTTGACAATACCTTTTGCTTGCACAATCTCCGAATGGACTCTTCTGGGTGACCAAGCGGGAGCCATATCAATCACAATTGGCAAAAGCACATACGCCAACTATCCCGGAACCATAACAACCATATCAGGTTCTGCTCCGCCAACAATTTCATCCGGCAACACCAAGGGCCAAAGCTCCACCCTCACCGGATGGACATCTGCCATCTCCGCAGGGGATGTTTTGCAATTCACCATTGCCTCAATTTCCACTTTGACTCGTGTCACGTTGTCTTTAAAAGTTTACAGAACTTAAGGGTACGCAATGGCAACATATTACTGGGTTGGCGGAACAGGAGACTGGGATACTGTCACAGCATCACGCTGGTCTTTGTCTTCTGGCGGAGCGGGCGGCGCAGGAGTTCCAACCTCTACCGACAATGTTATTTTTAATGCATCTTCTGGATCGGGGCTAATTACCGTATCCTTCGGCGCATCTTGCCTTGCTTTAACGGCAACAGGTATACCAGCTACATTAAATTTTGATTGCAGTGCAGGTGTTTTTGTATATGGCTCATGGACTTTTCCTGCTAGCGCATCAGTGGGAGCTTCTGGCACAAAATTTCAAATGCTTTGGCAAGGCACTTCGCCAGCATCAGGGGCTTGCGCTTCTACCACTTTTATGGGCTCTATTTCTTTTGCTGGGTCTGGCGCTTTTAGCTTGGGAGCAATGACTCTTGATAGTTTTCAAGTTTTTGGAGGGCAAACGGTTACCCTTACGGGGGCTATAAATGTATTAGAGCCAGCTTTGCAAATTTATGGAACTTTAATCACAGGTGCTTTTACACATACTATCGGTAGCCCAACCACTAGCAATTATATAAACACCTACTCTAGCGCAACACTAAATATCTCTGGCTCTACATTGAATATTGGAAGAACTGGAGCCGGAGACGGCGGGTCAAGCTCTATTACATTTAACCCAACGTCTACCATAACTGTAAATTCATCTTCAATTATTAATATTGGCGTGGCGGCTGGGTCTTCAAGCTCTCCAGCAACTAGTGTTTATTTAGATTTTCAAGGAAAAACACTTTACACTGTTAACGCCTACGGACAAGGCATTACATCCAAAAGCGCATTTACTTGTACAAATTTATCTTTAAACGGATCGTCCACATATTATTCAGGCGCATCGATTTCAAATACAACTGTTACAGGTACATTTTCAGTAATTGGCGGAAATGTAAATCCATACAGAATTGGAGTTGGAAGTTATGCAAATATCTCCAACACATCCGACACATCCATTCCCGCAGTTTTAACATTATCCGGAGGCGCAAAAACATTTACCAATGTTGACTGCGGTGATATAACTTTAAATCAATCTGGCACAGCGGCTACATTCACCTCTGTTGGAAACTTGCTTGGTTGCACCGGAATAACATTTACTACGGCGGTTACTCGATATGCTGTTTTAAATCTTTCTTCTGTCGCAATCACGGGAGCGGCAGGAACATTTTCATGCACGGCAACTACAGGCATTCCCTTGGGCGCAGTTGTTTATATTTCCGGAACCTTGACTGGCACTGGAAAGATACCAAGCTATCCAGCAACTACGGCTTATTACGTTATATTGACAAACGGAACATCCACCTTTACCCTTTCAGCCAGCTATGGAGGCACAGCCATATCAACTACGGCAGGGACAACTACCGGTTTGTTATTTGCTTGCGGAAGAAGTTATTCAAGTACTGGAATGTGGTCTGCAACATCAGGTGGATCAACGGGGGCAACCGCTCCATTGCCTCAAGATACGGTAATTTTTGATTCAAATACTGGCGGCGCTTCAGTTGATGTTGATAATATAAATTTAGGTTCTGCTGTAACAATTTCGCCAACCATAAGTAATTTATATTTTAATTACCTAGGTGGCAGTGCTACTTATAATATTTATGGTCAAGCAAGCGCCGGAACCTTTTCTGCCCTTACTCCATTGGGTGGAAACTATTATGTTCATTTGTACGCAAGGTCATCGATTACGATTCCATCTCTTAATTTGCCTTATATTTATATATATACCGAAGGATTTGGAGGAACATACAATCTTGCTGGAAATTTAACGCTTCAAGAATTAGACCTTAATCGTGGTTCTTTTTACACCAATAATTACACTGTAATTGGCGGCATTGCTTTGGGGTCTGGTGGCCCATTTTTTACCGTCATTAGCTCCGCATCTTTATATGCAGGAACCAGCTATCTTCAAACGTATAGCTGGAATCCACAGACTTCAGGCACATTGTCTGTGGCAAACGCTACGTTTTATATAAGTAGCTCGTTTAAATCAGATATTGGAACTACAACGTACGGAACAATTCAATTTGATTCGGTTAGTAGTTTTATGACAGTTTCAAATTCATCTGGATCATCTTTTAATCGATGGCTGTTTGTTGGAACATCACCCCTTCAATTGGCCCTTGGAAAGGATTATTATTCTCCGCAAACATTTAATATAGTTAGCTTTGAAATGAGCGGCACAAAAACTGCTCCTGTGAGTATTGCTACATATGATCAAAATTATGGTTTTGTTAAAACCTCAACCATTAATTTGACAAACTCATGCAAAACAAGTTTTGTTTCATACAGGGGAATTAATGTAACTGGAGCTGGAACCCTTTCCGCATCCGGAATAGCCAATCTTGGAAACAACAGCGGTATCACGTTTACATCTGCTGTCTACGGAATAGCATTTACATCCGGCTCCGGTTCTTTTACTGTGCCAAGCCAATTTGCTGGCTCATGCGCCCTTGTTGCTCTGGGTGGTGGTGGTGGCGGTAGTAACGGTAATAGTTCTGCTCAAGGTGCTGGCGGCGGCGGCGGCGCTTTGATTGTGCTTGCAAATCCCAGTGTGTCTGCCGGTCAAGCAATTTATTATTCTGTTGGCTCAGGCGGATCGGCTGGAGTTAATGGAGGAACTTCTTGGATAAATATTAGTTCAAATGCACAACCCGCTTCAATCTCAAATGGCGTTGCCGCACAAGGCGGGTATGGCGCTGTTTATTCTGCTGGCGGTTCTGGGGCAACACAAAGTATTTTTACAGGAGCATTTACTCAAACTACAAGCTATTCCGGCGTTTGTTATGGCGCTAGCAGTTTCACTGGCGCTGGTGGCGGTGGTGCTGGTGTTTTAAATTCTGGGTATGACTCTACTTCTGTTTATTCGTATGGCGGCAGTCCAGCGAGCAATGTTAGTCTTAGTTACGGTGGCGGCGGTGGCGGCGGTTACGGAAGTGCGTCTAATAATGCTCCTGCCGTTACAAATATCAATGGAGGAACCGGCGGCAATGGTGTTGGTAGCACTGGCGGAGGCACTGGAGGCACTGGCGGTAGTATTGGCGGCACTGGCGGCGCTGGAACCGGACTGGGCGCTGGTGGCGGCGGTGGCGGCAACGGTAGCAATGGCGGCGGCGCTGGCGGAAACGGAAACAATAGCGCCGACTTTGTTTACACGTTAATCAATGGAACAAGCTCAAGCGGAGTAATTGGCGGTGGTGGCGGTGGCGGTGCTGGTGGAGCAACGACATCATCAGCCAGCGGAGGCGCTGGAGGCACTGGAGGGTATGGTGCTGGAGGTGGTGCTGGAGGCGGATACCTTTCCGGCATTGCTGGCGGAGCCGGAGGAACCGGAGGTTCTGGGCTTGTTGTTTTTCTTTACACGGTAAATCAAGGCTATGCTCAAGGTTCAATTATTGGATAAGGAGTCAAAATGAAAAAATCAGTTTTAACCCATGAAAAAGATGGCGTAATTGAGCCAACTCACGATATTGAAGTTGTGTGTAGAAATTGCGGATACGACTTAGATGAGTCTGAACTTGAGGCGGACACTTGTTCTGACTGTGGTCAGCCTTTGGAGTTGAAGCAAAGCATTGCAATCACCGTGACATCAATTCCGCTGTTCGGCGAAACCATGTGAGATAGAAATTGATCCGATCAGTATCCTCTTTGCCGCAAATGCTTGCGTTGCCGCTATCAAGCAGGGATGCAAGCTATACAAAGACGCTAAAACGTCTTTCATGGAAGTTAAGAAGACTGTCGATGAAATTGTCTCAGATGCAAAACAGGTTCGTAGTTTTTGGCAAAAGCTGTTTGGAACAGACCCAGCCCCGTCCAAGCCTGTGGAGAAAAAGAAGGAGAAGTTCGTTGCCGTTGACGAAACCCAAGTCATGGCAGACATCGTCAGTCAGCTTACAGAGCTGTTTAGACTTGAAGAACAATTAGCAACACACATTCGGAAGGCAGAAGAAAAGTCCAGAAACGTCTATGATCCTGATGCCAATTTGATGGAAGCCGCATTGCAACGAGTGATGGCACAGCAAAAGATGGCAGAACTGATAGTAACGGTCAGAGAAACAATGGTGTACCAATCCCCTCCTGAGATGGGGGCGTTGTATAGCAAAGTGTTTGAGATGCGAGAAATCATTGGGCAAGAACAGGAACAAGCAAGGCTGAAACAAGAGGCACAGCAGAGGTACAAACAATGGCAACGGCAGGAGGCAAAACGAAACCTTCGGGCAAAGTCAGCGTACCTGATCGTGACTTCTATATTCCTCCTGTATCTGTGGGCGTGGCTCCTCCTGCTGAATCGGTGGGGGAAGACGTAATGGGTTGGGTAGTTGCTTTGCTTTTGGTTGGGTTCTTTTTGCCAATGCTTGGGATGCTGTATCTGGATATTCTGGAAGCCAAGCACGAAGTCAAAGCGCAGGTAGAGAAAGTAGAGAAACTCAGGCGAGAGCTTGAAAGAAAGGAAAGAGATGATTCCAATAATCGCAACCCTCCTCGGTAGCCTTGCCCAAAACGGGCTAGGGTTACTATCTAGCGCCATCCAAGCCAAAGGCAAAGAGGTGGTTGAGAACACACTTGGCGTGAAGATTCCTGACAACCCCAGCGCAGAAGATGTTGCCAAGTTACGGGAGTTGCAGTTTGCCCATGAGGAAAAGCTCCTTGAGTTGGGTATTGAAAAAGCCAAGATGGAATTGGCTGAAATGGAATTACTGGCAAAAGCCGCTCAAAACGATGCCGACAACATCACAGATCGCTGGCAGGCGGATATGGCATCTGACTCTTGGCTATCTAAAAACATACGCCCTCTGAGCCTCATAGCCATCTTTGCGGGATATTTTTTGTTTGCCATGATGTCGGCATTTAATTACAACGCTAATGAGTCATATGTCACCTTGCTTGGCAACTGGGGAATGCTTATCATGGGCGCATACTTTGGCGGACGCACAGTTGAAAAACTAGCAGAAATGAGGAAGAAATGAGTTTAAACACAGAACAAGCCGCATTCCTGCTGGATGCCTGCAAACTCATCCAATACGCCACAGAACAGGGTTTTGTTGTTACCGGCGGGGAACTTGCCCGTACACCTGAACAGCAAGCAATATATTTCAAGACAGGTCGATCCAAGACCATGAACTCTATACACCTCAAGCGTTGCGCCATAGACTTGAACTTCTTTAAGGATGGGAAGATAATCTGGGACAAGGCAGTATTGTCGCCCTTGGGTGCGTATTGGGAAACTTTGCACCCCAAGAATCGCTGGGGCGGAAATTTTTCTAATCTTGTGGATTGCCCTCATTTTGAAAGAAATGTAGGTTAACCATGTTACAAAAACTTGTCTTCAAGCCCGGTTTAAACAGGGATCAAACCAACTACATGGGCGAGGGTGGTTGGTATGAGTGCGACAAGATCAGGTTTTTGTCGGGCAGTCCCCAAAAAATTGGCGGCTGGATGAAATATTTAAGCACTGCATTGCAAGGCGTTTGCAGGCAAATGTTTAATTACGTTACCAGCTATGGCGACAATCTTTTGTTTATGGGTACAAGCTCTCGTGTCTATGTTGAGGCTGGCGGTATTTTGCATGACATCACCCCGCTAAGAGTGGTTTTTGCTCCATCCGTAACCAACAACTGTTTGACAACGGGCCCTGCTGGCTCAAACGTCATTACTTGCGTGATACCAAATCACGGAGGAGTGACTGGAGACGGAGTTTATTTTGCCGGAGCGACCGATCTTGACGGCATAGAAGCAAGCAAAATTAATATTGTTCAAACAATAACTTACATCAATGCCAACACGTTCAGCTTCACCGTTGGAGATGTTGCCACGGCTGGAGGGGTAACTGGTGGGGGCACAACTATTTATGCGGGCTTTCAAATAAATATTGGTTATGCGGTTGGTGTTGTTGGATATGGCTGGGGTGTTGGCGCTTGGGGTAGAACAAGCTGGGGCGCAGGAGCGTCAGCCCCTTTAATTAAGCCACAAAGAGATTGGTGGTTTGATAACTTTGACAATGACGTTGTCATGAATATCCGCAATGGGGCGATCTACTATTGGACATACAGCAATATTGGCGGCAATCCACAGTTTACTGTTCCGGTTGAGCTTCAGTACATAGACGGGGCAAGTGATGCTCCAATACAAGCAACTCAAATGGTTGTATCTCAAAACCAAAAGATTTTGCTTGCTTTTGGAACAAACGACTACGGAACAACAAATTTCAATCCTCTGTTGGTTCGCTGGTCAAATATTGACGATCCACTTAACTGGACTCCTGCTCTTGAAAATTCTGCTGGGTTTTTGCAATTGCCGTCAGGCTCTTCAATTATTTGCGTTTTAAGAACAAGGCAAGAAATTTTGGTATGGACAACATCTATTCTTTACACATGGCAGTATGTTGGCACAAACGATGTTTTTAATTATCAGCAAGTTGCTGACAATATCTCAATCATTAGTCCACGAGCAAAAGCCACGGCGAACAACACAACCTATTGGATGGGTCTGGATAAGTTTTATATGTACAACGGCACGGTTACCACGTTGCCCACAACATTAAGAAATCATGTTTTTGGTAATTTAAATTTTGACCAATCGGATCAAATCATCTGTGGAACCAATGAAGGTTGGAATGAGGTCTGGTGGTTTTATCCAAGCGCAGACTCAACCGAGAACGATAAGTACGTCATTTGGAACCATGTTGAACAAGTTTGGTATTACGGAACAATTGATCGCTCTGCTTGGAACGACAGTCCGCTTCGCAAGTATCCTCAATCCGTCCGCAATGATGGTTATGTGTTTAATCAAGAGCAAGGGTCAGATGACGACACATTGCCAATGGCATCATATTTAATCTCCAATGACTTGGATATTGAAGATGGAAACAATTTCACTTTGATTCGAAGAATGATTCCTGACGTTGATTTTTCAGGATCGACCGCCGATAGTCCGGAGGTTCTTATCACAATGAAGCCAAGGAATTTTCCGGGCTCCGCATATCAGGACGAGCAGTCTGAGCCGGTAATTCAAACCGCCGTAAATCAATATACAGATCAAGTGTTTCTTCGGGCTCGTGCCCGTCAGATGGGATTCAAAATTCAATCCGTCGATCTTGGCGTTCAGTGGCAACTTGGCGCAATGCGCCTTGATGGTCAGAAAGACGGAAGACGTTAATGGCTTTACAAAAATTCAAGGCCCCAGCACTTCCTGTGCCGCCAAAAGAGTACGACCAGAATTTCATGAGTCAGCTTGTTCGTGCGCTTGGTAATTACTTCAATCTTCTGGATTCAAAAACGCCCCATGAGATTGACTCAATCATCTTTTCTAACCTGCCAACAAATGGGGCTGGGCTGATAAATGGTTCGGTATACAGCGATGACGGTGTTCTGAAAATTGTCCTTGCCCAAAATTCATACGCCGCAAGTTTAAAAGCCACAACATCAATCAACAACGTAAGTGTTACAACTTCGTAAAAACTGACACCAAGAGAGTTTAAACATGATACTATTTCAAGATTACCACGGGAGTGTCCGCTCATGAACCCCTCAGAGATCATTGCGAATGAAGCCAAAAAAAGCGGGTATGACCCAGCGGCTGTCATGCGGACGATTAAAAAATACATAGAAGCTGGCAACTCAACCTTGCTCAGACAGGGCGACTCCATCTTTCTTGTCACCAGAATTGGTGGCGGCGCTGTAGAGATTGTTATGTTTTCGGCGGATGGCGCAATGAATCTTCCGCAGGTCGTAACAGAAGCCTTGAAAAAAATCAAAGCATCAGGCGCACAAATAATTTATGGCGACAAAAAAAATGCCATGCTTTTGCAAGTCCTCCAGCAAATTGGAGCGCCTGTTCAACCAGAAAATTCAGACGGACACGATTGGTCTATCAGGATTTAAGGAGTAAAAAATGAGTTTCTTAGACGATGCATGGAAAGACCTAAAGAACGGCGCTGAGGATTCATGGAAGGGCCTAAAGAACAGCGTTGAGGATTTGGGCAGTTGGATTGATAAAACTATCAATGACATTATTCCCGGCGGATGGACTACTCTTGGGGAGGCGGCTATCTCGTTTACACCACTTGGTGTGGCAGGGGCGGCTGGGCTCGGGGCTCTATCTGGAGCGACGCATGGCTTCAAAAAGAAAGGTTTTGATCTAACTGGCGCAATCATGGGCGGGATTAGTGGTTATGGTGTTGGCAGTCTTGCAAGTGGCTTTACTTCCGCAGGAGCGCCCGGCCCAGAAATGCCGTCAGGAGAGACTGGCTGGGATAAAGCTGGATATACAAAAGACGCTGATTTGGCAAGTCGCTCGGGTATGTCCGCCGACGAATTTGCAAACCAAGCCGCTCAAAACGAACCTGTAATTGATCCCAACGCAACAACAGCGCCACCAAATCCCGCCGACGTGGAGGGTGGAGTGCCTCCTGCGGAAACAAACTTTCCAAGCGGGAATGAAGTGCCCCAGACCCCAGCATCCAATGACTATACGAATCCAAACAGCGAAATGAATAGAGCGGCTGATGGCTCTGGCGGAAGTCGTTATATGGACAAAGTGTCTCAGGCTGGTCAGGGCGTAAAAAATATTGTTGGCCTTGGCCCTCAAGGATTGGGTGGAGTTATTCCTGCGGCACAAGCTGTCGGTGCGGGAATGGGTTACACCGCTTATGCTGGCCTTGCAATGGTTGGATTGCAAGACAAATTAGACAAGCTAAATCAAGAACAGCAGGCCGGAAATGTTTCAAACGAAGAGTACGAAAGACAAAAAGCTGAAATTCAAAAAGCGATTAATGACGCTCAAACTGCTGTTGGGCAATATCGCTACGAAGATGACTCGCAAACTGCAAGTCCTCAAGAAACGCTTTATAACAATCAGGGCGCAAATCAGGGAAATAGAAGACAGTCAACTCTTTACGCTGATGGTGGAACCGTGGATGGCTACAACACGCCAGATACCATGATGGCTGGAGGTATTACCAATAGCCTTAATTTTGGTCAGGGCGGTCAAATGCCTGCATACGGCCTTGGCGGCATAATTAAAGACGAATTTGTTGATCCCGCAATCTCTGCAGTCACCGACTGGTTAAATCGTGATGAACAAGCCAAAGCCCAAGCCCAAGCTCAAGCTCAAGCCGCCGCAAAGCCAATGAAAGATTACAAATATGAGCCCGTGCCGTCTACAGAGCCATCTTCTCAAAATAATTACATGGGGCCTCTTTTGTATGCTCAAAAGAAATCTGGTCTGGGCGGATACGGCGGAGCGGATCATTACGCACAGGGCGGTCAAGCCAGATTTTTGTCTGGCGGCGGCGATGGAATGAGTGACTCTATAAAAGCCACAATTGACGGTCATCAAGAAGCCAGACTCGCCGATGGTGAGTTTGTTATTCCAGCGGATGTTGTGTCTCATCTTGGCAATGGCTCATCCAAAGCCGGAGCTAATCAACTTCATGCAATGATGGATCGTATTCGCAAGGCTAGGACAGGAAATCCAAAGCAAGGCAAGCAGATCAACCCCATGAAGTTCATGCCAGCATAAGGAGCGATCATGCCAACTACAACCACAACGGTATCCGGACAACAGTCAATTCCTGCGGAGTTGATGCCGTATTTCAATCAAGCAGAAACAATTGACAAAGCGACTGGCAAAGGTCTTGGAGATAGCGGCATCTTGCAACAAGCAAGAAAACTTACTACCAGAAGCTACGATACAACATACGGCAATGATTTGAAGGCCGCTCACTTGTATGGATCAGATCGAATTGCCGGTTTATCTCCCATGCAG